GAACAGCAGACATGACCCGTGAGCCCTGTTCCAACATCGCTATGGTAGTACCTACGGCTGCCTGCTGATTACCATCGCCTACTTTTAAATCTGTTATGGTAGCGAATCGTTGTCCTGCATTAACTACAAACCCTAATAAGCTCATCAAAGTCTGGTCAGGTCCCTTGAATGGTAATGACATCAAGCTTGCTTTGATATCACCCCCTGGGGCATCTACATCTCTAAACTCTCCAGGCTGTAAAGGTTCATCGTCATCCCTGATCCGTAGACCGCGGGCCTTAAATCCTGCTGGCAAGTTCGATAATGTACCTGCATCAATCAACTGTCTCAACGCAGCAGTCGCGGTTCTTGATAAGCCACCAATAGTATGTATCAAACCTAAACCATAGAAACCAAAGCCTGGAAGAAACTTGTAATGTACAAAATATTGTATCTTCGCTTTCTTCTTGTCATCTTCTTTGTAGTTCCTGCGAATCGCCAGTATCTGGCCATTATCCTGCGATATGGTGACAATATACGGTACCTTAATGCCTGTCGGCTCACCGTCCTCGTCCATCTCTTCGTAACCTTCAAGATCCAGATCTACATGACACTCCAATAATGTACAGTCATAATCTATCTGAGATGGATACATACCATCTATTCTCTCAATCTCGTCAGCTAAACTACCAGAATCAGACTGAGCTGGTATCACAGGTATGTCTTTGTAAAAACCAGATACCTGTCTCTTTCTCAAATCATTCAAGCTCATCTTCAGAACCTGTGTGATGTTAGGACAAGTTTCTAAATCAGTCGTGTTGTACGGCACAATCAAATTTTCTGCAGGAACAAACTTACTTACAGCTCGGTCCAAGTTCTCATCATAGTAAACTTTCTTGAACGTACTACCTGCTAACGGTAAGTAAAACAACATCTGATCTAACTCAGGTGTGTACTCTTCCATAATACAGGTTATGTAATAGTTCATAAACTCCTTTACACGTTGAGCTTGGTCTTCTTTTTCAGGAGTGCTTGAGCCAAGCACAGTTGTTCGCACGGGTCCAGTGGGCGGCAACAATTCATTAAAGGCTTGAGCTTGGAACTGCGTAGCGGACTCTGCAAGCAAGGGGTGCGTGACACCGCTGGCTCCTCTGAAAGGCTGTGACCTCTCTTCGTAACTAAATCCCAACAACTCCAAACCGTTAGCGAAAGCATCTTCCCACTCCTGTCTACCACTCTTGTTTTCATCAAACTCACCAATCAGCTCACTGGCGATCCTGCCTAGTAAATCATCGGGCATGTCCTCAGCTAAATTAGCAGAGAAATCCATGTCAGTATCGCGCTTGTCCCGTGGGTCAAAGTCTATAACAACACTGCCATCGTCCTCTTCCATGATCTCCACGTTATCAGGAACAGGGTCCATGTCTAATGTTTCAGGCATTTCAACTTCTACTTCAGCCGCCAACTCTTCTTCGTTTAACTGAGATGGCACATTCTCCATCATGCTGCCTATTGGTTCTCTTGCCATGTAAATCTCCTTTCAGGAACTATACCATGAATTTTATAAAAGGTTCAATACCTTGTGGTCCGCGGTTCATGTTTACCGCTTTATCCTTCAAAGATATTACACCGCCGTCCTCTTTCATTATGTCTGGGTTTGTTCTTTCTCTTGGATCGTTTTTACCAAACTTGCCTTTCAAAACAGCTTTGCTGCCTTTGGGTCTGTCAGTCAACATAACATAGGATAAGCTCCCTGCATCCTCTACTGCATTGTAATATGGTAAATGTGTAAATCCCTCTTCTGCTAATTTTTTTCTAAACTCCCCTATAAATTTACGGAAGTCATCAAAAGGAAAGTTGGGCTTGTCTCCAACTAAGTGACCCATATCAAACGCTTTAGGAGAATAAGCATCACCGAAACGATCCTTATTATACTCTATGAGCAGATGCATATTAATACCTTCTTCATCCCAAACATCTACATCTTTTACCCTAGAACCTGCTTTTCCTTTAGGCGTGTAAGGTTTACTTAAATCTGCTTTCAAAGGATAGGTACCACCAAATGTGGTTCTTGGTATTAGATTACCTGCTTCATCATATCCTAAATTACCTTTGGGAGTTTTAGACAAAGGACCAAGTCTCAAAGCATTCAAAGCTTCAAATCTTTCTTTAGCAGCCTTTGATGTCCCAACATGTGTACCAAGAGCATCCAAAGCACTAGGAGCTTTGTCTGGATCAAAAACTGTAAACCCTAACTCTGCATCAGGGGTATAATGAAAAACATCTTGCGGAGTGTTAGATCTTATAAATTTACCTACAGACTGCTTCTGTCTACCAGATCCATAGTTACTACGCTCGCCTTTTGATAAAGTTTTTTCATAGTCTAATCTATAATCAGTTATAGGCGCATCCCCAGCAGCCTTTTTAATTACATCCTTGTATAAGCTGGAACCTTCTACAACAACCTCATCATATCCCTCAACAGTGTTCTTGATACGATTAACCTGAGTAGGATCGTTCAAAAGATTGTTTGCTATCTCTTTATCCATCTTTACATTGTAGTTTGGTATCTTTGTGTCTCGCCGTATCAAACCATATTTGGCAGACATGATAGCTAAATCTACATTTTCTTCAGGAATACCCTGCTTCTTTATACTTTTGAACATATCTCCTGTGTAACGATCAAATGCTTCCATATCTCCAGGATCTGGACATTTATCTGCGCTACACGACACAATCAAAAGTTTACGTCCCTTTTTAATTTCAGGACTAAACAAACTTCCTGATCCTAAATTTAAATCGTCAGGGATTTTAGCTGCGCTGGGAAACTCAGGAAAATTAGGCTTAAAATCTATTGCTTCTTTTGGTATGTCTTTTCTAAAAACAGCATAACCCTCAGCTTGATAAGTAGGTTTTAAATCATTTAAAGTTTCTATAGGAAGTTTAGAAACATCTATCTTAACAGCATCAGGGCCTAAAGGAGTTTGAGACAAATAAATACCTTTGCCCTCTGGTAAATTTAAACGATCTTTTTCAAAATCGCGATGTTGATATGTTTTAATACCATCTTTAATATTTCTTTTATTGGGGACATGATATAAAAACTTAGGAAATGTTTCCTTAATATATTGTTTAATTTTTGAAGGATTAGAAATACTCATCCCTAAAGCGCCTTCTGGCACAGCTTTAGGAAGTAATTTAGACCCTAATAAGGTACCTCCAGTTACATTCATAGACGTATCAAAAGCTAGCTGTTGTATCTCCTGCGGGCTAAGTTCGCCGCGCATAAGAGCACCAAACTTCATAATACCACTGGAAGCATCTTTTATCGCTTGTGGCATACCCATCTGAATATCACTCAGACCCACCTCACCAAAAGGCGTGGTTTTAGGTACAGTCATAGGTAGAAAATATCCTATACCAGCTAAAGGTCTTCTATCTTGCCCCGTAGGTGGTAAAGCATCACTAGGTTGAAAATCTTCTCTAGCCATCTCTTCCAAGAACCTGTGCTAGCTGGGCCATGAGGCGTGGGTCGTTGGTCTTGGACTTTCCTGCTTTTTTCATTATACGGCTCATAACTAACATCTCTCTGTCAGCAGGGATCTCCTGTATCTCAATAGTTGTTTTCTTCATCAAACCTTCTATTCCTGGGGACCCACCATATTTCAAAGGGATAGCTTTTGGCTTTACATAATTAATATCTAATAAATCAATACCGCCTAGAGCAGGCTCTGCAAAACCCTCAAACTCTAACATCTTTTTACTAATAGCATCTAACGGTTCTATAAATTTTTCAGGCGCTCTAGTTGTGTCCTTATCCAAAGGATCTAACGCATTTGGATCGTCCATAAGTCTTTGTATAATATCATCAGGGTCTTCAGTTAAGTTATCAAGATCTTGTTCTAAGAAAAATTGATCACCAAGATCAGTATCGCTATCAAAAATTGGAATGTCTTCTTTGTTTGCGTTGCGTACTACACTGTCAGCCATCGTCACCTCAATAATATGCTCTCACTTGAGCAGACCCATCGCTCTCTTCCCAATCATCTGAAGGTAACTGTACAAAATTACCCTGACGATATCGCATTAAAGCCTGTGTCATGCTATCCACAAGGTCATCATACTCTCCATTTGGAAAAGCTGCAACCTCTTCTATCATCTCCTCTGCAAAAGTCTCATCGGGGGCCCAAACCATCCCAGCTTCAAACAAAGGTGATACAGAATGTACTCTGGATACCTTATCATTACCTTTACTCGGTGTAAAGTTAACAACAGGTATGCCCATGTTCCGTAGTTCGTGGGTCAAAGGTAGCCCCGTTGCCTTGGCTTCTATGATAACTGTTTCGGGGTCCCAATAATTATACTGCTCTAGCGCAACATTCTTTAATTCTGGAAAGTCCCACCTGTCTTTTATACTATCTAACAGTATCAAAGCGGGCTGGCCCCCTATTTCTTCTGGATAAAACACGCCCCATGTGGTTATTGCACTGTAATCTGACGTTTCACGCTTTGAAAAAGCCGTATCATAGCTCTGAATGACGTATTGTAGGTTAGGAACATTCTTTTTTTCCCATTTTCTCCACCATTCTCGCTTAATTATTGCATTTTCTTCGCCTGTAGGCTGCTGTTGGTACTGTGCATTCCATTTACTGGGTGGTATTGACGCTTTTACTGCAGTTAAATCGTCCAAACTCCAATATTCTGGCCAACAAGGCTGCCCGTTTTCAAAAATAGCAGGCAGTTCTACTATCTCCCACTGGTCTGCAATAGGATCTTTAGCCATAGAACGTAGTAACTGACCTGTTAAATCCTTTTCTGACCACCTAGTCTGCACTAAAACGATACTTCCACCAGGCTGTAGTCTCTGTCGGGGGCCCCCAGTGTACCAATCCCATGCATCTTCAAAACCATTGTTACTCATCGCGGTCTGTTCCGAGTGCGGATCATCGATTATGACAAGATCACCACCTCGACCAGCTAAGTTTGATCCAACACCAACAGCATAATACATACCGCCCTTGTTTGTATCCCATCTACCCGATGCTTTACTGTCAGCTGCGAGGCTCACATCAGGAAAAACTGTTTTGAACTCGTCCGTTTCAAGAAGGTTCTTTACCTTTCTACCAAAATTAACAGCAAGTTCTGTCGTGTGAGTGGCTTGAATAATTTTCATACTAGGATTTCTACCCATCATCCATGCAGGAAACAAAAAAGATGCAAACTCTGATTTAGTATGTCGGGGTGCCATATTAATTATTAGACGTTTCAGTTCCCCACGAGCTACTCTTTCTAATTTTTCTGATATTATTTCGTGGTGCCTACCCTGAATAAAGCTTGGCCAGATGTTTTTTACAAAACTTAAAAACGTATTTTGGCACTCCTCGTTCTTCTCTAACTGAGCTAGTCTTAGTTCAAGTTTGAGTATCCTCTCGTCCTGTATTCTACCATCCATGTAGGGGCCCCTTGCCTTAAAATTATATGCGATTTATGGGTTATTATAATATAGTTAATGGCCATATCAAATTATTTATAATTGTTAGTGAAAAACTTAGCTCTAGCTAGCGCTGCCAGAGCAATGGTCGCGCGCCGCTAAGTCATTGATTTTATTAGATTTTTCCTATTTTAGCCTCTATTTTCCAAGGATCCTTTTTTTTATTTTTTCCACATTTTTTATTATTTTTTTTCTTTTTTCCTTCACCAGCTGGGGAAGGAATCGCGCCAGCTGGGGCCGCTGATCACGCGCCAGCGGTCCCGAATCATGGGGGCTGGGCCAGCGCCAGCGGGGACGGATTCGCGCCAGCTGGGCCAGCTGTTAACGGCCCAGTAAAACCGCCCAGATAGTGAGCGCCCACGCCCCAGCAATTGCGCCAGCTGGCCAGCTGTTAACGGCCCATACGTTTTAACCAACGCCCCAGCGGCCGCGCCGCGC